CAGGCAAGCCCGTCGCCCCGCCTCCATCCCCGGCCGGTCCTCGGGCTCCTGACGCCCCCTCATGGCCCAGGAGGACAATCTCGGGCCGAACGGGGAACCGCTCGGACCCGAGACCGACGACAATCCGGGCCTCACGGGCGAACTGCTCTGGAAGATCGCGACCGGAGAGGAGGCTTGCGAGGACGAGGGCTTGCGGCGCGACGCCCGACGCTATGCCGCGCTGCTTCTGCGGCGGCAGGGCCATGGTTATCGCGAGATCGGGCAGGCGCTTGGCTGCTCGCTCACCTGGGCCTGGAAGCTCGTCACCGACGAGGTCAAGCGTGCGATCCGCGAGCCCGCCGAGGCGACGCGGCAAATCCACATCGACCGACTGGAAGCCATGTTGCAGCCGCAGCTTGACCGCGCGACCGACGGCGACGCCTTCGCGGTGACTGCGGCGCTGCAGATCATGGCGCGGATCGAATACCTGCTGGGGATCGAACCGCCGAAACGGCCCGACGGGGAGGGCTCGCTCCCGATGTCGTTCACCTTCGAGATCGTGGAGCCCAAGGGCAATGTCCGCGTCACGACCGCTCAGGCTTAGCGCCGCCCAAGGGCGGTTCCTGACGCTGGGCCACAAGTTCAAGGCGTTCGTCGGCGGCTTCGGATCGGGCAAGACCTATGTCGGGGCCACCGATGCCTGCATCTTTGCCGGCAGGCACCCCGGCCTGGTGCAGGGGTATTTCGCGCCGACCTATCGCGACATCCGCGACACCTACTGGCCGACCCTGGAAGAGGCGGGCCACGCGCTCGGCTTCGTGACCAGGGTCAGGGCCACCGACAAGGAGGTCACGCTGACCCGGGCCGGCTGCTACTATGGGACGGTCATCTGCCGGTCGATGGACAGCCCGGGCAGCATCGTGGGCTTCAAGATCGCGCGCGGCCATATCGACGAGATCGACGTGATGCCGACGCACAAGGCGGCCGCCGCCTGGAACAAGATCATCGCGCGGCTGCGCCTGGTCGTGCCGGATGTCGTCAATGGCATGATCGTCACCACCACGCCGGAAGGGTTCAAGTGGACCTACGAGACCTTCAAGCGCAACCCGCGCCCGGGCTACGGGATGGTGCAGGCCTCGACCCATGAGAACGCGGACCATCTGCCGCCCGACTACATCGAGTCGTTGCGCACGACCTATGCCGACGAGCTGATCGAGGCCTATCTGCAGGGCGAATTCGTCAACCTGACCTCGGGGACGGTCTATCGCAGCTATCTGCGCGAAGCCTGCCGGTCGGCCGAGACGATCCGCCCCGGCGAGCCGCTGCACATCGGTCAGGACTTCAACGTGGGCAACATGGTCAGCGTGATCAACGTCCATCGCCCCGAAGGTATCGGCCCCGGGAAGGCGCAGCGCGGCTATCACGTCGTCGGCGAACTGGTCGGGGTGCTGGACACGCCCACGCTGATCGGGGTCCTGCAGGAGCGGTTCCCGAAGCGGAGGATCCATATCTACCCCGACGCCTCGGGCGGATCGCGGCATTCCTCCAATGCCAGCACGTCCGATCTGGCCCTGCTGCGGCAGGCAGGCTTCATCGTTCGGGTGCCGACCTATAACCCGGCGGTCAAGGACCGAGTCCTGTCGGTCAATACGGCCTACACCAGGGGCCTCTTGTGGGTGAACGACACCGCCGCCCCGCGCTTTGCCGAGGCGCAGGAAAAGCAGGCCTATGACCCAAACGGCGAGCCCGACAAGTCGACGGGGTTTGACCATCCCAACGACGCCCAGGGCTATTTCGTCCACTTCACGATGCCGGTCCTGAAACCGACCTTCACCGCCCAGGAACTGAGGATATGACCAAGCACGTCGCCAGGCGATCCGCCGCGGTCGAAAGAATGCTGGCCGAGTCCCGGCGGGGCAGGGCGCTCATGGGCGGCACGCTTGCGATGCGCGAGGCCGGGGAGGTGTTCCTGCCCAGGTTCAAGGCCGAGGACCGGGAGAGTTTCCGTGCCCGCCTGCAGGGCTCCTGGCTCTTCAACGGATATCGCAAGACCGTGCGCGACATGACCGGTCGCGTCTTCGCAAGGCCTGTCGAGCTTGGCGAAGGTGCGAGCGCGCAGGTCCGGGGCTGGATGGAGAACGCCGATCTGGCCGGCCACGATCTGTCGGTCTTTGCCCGCCGCGTGTTCGAGGATGCGCTATCGGGTCCGGGGATCAGCTACATCATGGTCGACGCGCCGCCCCGCACCGGCACCGAAACCCAGGCCGAGGCCGCCGCCCGTGGCCTTCGGCCCTATCTCATCCATCTGCGGGTCGAGGATATCCTGGGCTGGCAGACGCAGGTCATCGGCGCCGTGACGGTCCTGCGGCAGCTGCGGATCAGGGAGGCGGTCGCCGAGCCCGACCCCGCCGACCCCTTTGCGCAGACGTCGCGCGAGCGGGTGCGTGTCCTGACGCGGACAGAAAGCGGGGTGACCGTCACGCTTTACCGGAAGTCGGCCCGCAATGCCGAGGATTGGGAGATCGAAGCCCCGCCGATCGTCACCGGCCTGTCCGAGATCACCGTCACGCCGGTCTATCTGAACCGGACGGGGTTCTTCACGGGGGCGATGCTGCTTGATGATCTGGCCGACGTGAACATCGCCCACTGGCAGAGCCAGAGCGACCAGCGCACGATCCTGCAGGCTGCACGGGTGCCGATCCTCTTTGCGACCGGCTTCCCCGATGATGCCCCGCCCCTGGTCATCGGGTCCAAGGCGGCCATCACGGCGATGGATCCGTCTGCGCAGCTGCGCTGGGTCGAGCATTCCGGCGCGGCCATCGGCGCGGGACGCCAGGACCTGAAGGACCTCGAATTCCAGATGGAGGCCTTCGGGCTCCAGCTCTTGACCCCGCGCCCCGAGGCGCAAAGCGCCACCGGCGAGGCCATCGATGCGGGCAAGGAAACGTCGACCCTCTCCATGACGGCCGATGCGCTGCAGGATGCGCTCGAGCAGGCGATGATCTGGGTGGCCGCCTATGGCGGAGAGCCCGCCTCGCCCAGCGTGGTCGTCAACAAGGATTTCGGCCCCGTGCCGACCTTGCAGGGCGCACCCGGCGCGATGCCGGCTGCCGCGCCCTGACAGCCAATTCCCCGGGCGAGAGCGTCGCTCCGGGGCAAACACGGGGGGGGCGGGATGCCCCCCTCAACCAGCGGGATGCTGACCATGAAGATCGAGATTGGCGACGCCGCGGCGCTGCCCGAACACCTGCGCCCCCTGGCCGCGACGGCCGAGGGCAAGACGATCCTGGACCTGACCACGCTTGCCCCTGTGGCCGAGGTCGAACGGTTCAAGGCCAAGGCGCAAACCGCCGAGGGCGAGGCCATCGAGCGCCGCCGGGCGCTGAAGGCCTATGAGGCCTTCGGGACGGTCGAGGAACTGGGCGCCAGGCTCGCCAAGGGGGCCGACCCGGCCATCATCGACCAGCTTCGGGCGCAGATCGCCACCACCGAGAAGGCCAGCGGAGAGCGGGTGTCACGGGTGCTGCGGGACGCAGCGCAGGCCGGGCTCAAGGCCGAACTTCTGGCCGCCGGCGTGATCCCCGAGGCGCTCGACATGCTGGCCGCCTTTGTCGCGCCGCGGCTGACGCATGACGACAACGACGCCCTGCGCATCCTGGCCGAGGACGGGAAGTCGCCGATGCTCGGCTCGGGGCCCAACGGCGGGGCGACCCTGAAGGACTTTGCCGCCGCGCTGGCGAAGGCCATGCCGCATTTCATCCGCGATCAGGGCCGCGGCGGCGGCGGCAAGGAGACCGGCGTCAGCACCGCCGGCGCAAAGACCATCAGCCGCGCCGCATTCGAGAAACTGGACGCAGCCACCAGGGCCGCCCGGATGAAGGACGGCTTCTCTGTCACAGACTGACACCCCGCCCCCGGTGAGGGGGCGGCTCTCTCTCCCTCATCGACTGAAAGGACCTTGCGATGCCCAACACGATCACGGGCCTGATCCCGACCCTCTACGAAGCCCTCAACATCGTTTCGCGCGAGATGGTCGGCATCATCCCCGCCGTCACCCGCGACACCAACGCCGAACGCGCCGCCCTGGGCCAGACCGTGCGCAGCCCGATTGCATCGGTCGCTGCCGCCTATGACATTTCCCCGGCCGTCACGCCGCCGAACGTCGGGGATGCGACCATGACCTTCGCCGATGTCGCCATCACCAAGTCCCGCGCGATCCCCGTGCGCTGGACCGGTGAGGAACAGCGGGCGCTGACCACAGCGGGAACGCTTGGCGCGCTCTTGCGCGACCAGTTCGCGGAGGCGATGCGGGGCCTTGTCAACGAGATCGAGGCCGACCTTGCGCTGACGCTCAAGGCGGGCGCGGCGCGGGCCGTCGGCACGGCGGGCACGACGCCCTTTGCCATCGCCGGCAACATGGACGATCTGGCGCTGCTGCGCCAAATCCTGGAGGACAACGGCGCCCCCACCACCGACCTGCAATTCGTCGGCAACTCGCTCACCTGGGCGAACCTGCGCGGCAAGCAGAACAACCTGTTCCGGGTCAACGAGGCCGGGACGGAGGACCTTCTGCGCAACGGGCTGATCGACCGGCTGATGGGCTTTGCGATGCGAAACTCGGCGGGCATCGCGCTTCATACCCGGGGGACCGGCGCAGCCTTTGTCACCTCGGGCGTGACGGCCCCCGGTGTTGCGAACGTCGCGCTGGTGACCGGCACGGGTACGGTCCTTCCGGGCGATGTCATCGCCTTCGCGGCCGATCCGGCCAACCGCTATGTGGTCAAGACCGGCATCACTGGCCCTGGCACGATCGGTCTCGGCCGCCCTGGTGCCCGCGTCCTGATCCCGAACGGCAACGCCATGACCATCGGCAACCACTACCGGCCGAACTTCGGGTTCGCCCGCAATGCCATCGTCCTCGTGCAGCGCGCGCCGGCCCTGCCCGAAGGCGGCGACGGTGCGGATGACCGCATCATGCT